CCGGTGTCACGCCGCCAAGAGATTTGTAACCCTTGATCTCATTCCCGGCGTACTCGCCTGTTTTAACGATTAGCTTGATGCCTAAGTTGCCGCCAATCAGTTGGTCGGTGTCGGTCACTTTGGCAAGGCCAATGGCTCGCATGATCTCGCCCAACTGCTGGCGTCCGATCTCTTCCGCCTTGGTTGAAGCATTTTTTATGTTCAAGTTGCCAAACACCACTCGCCCCTGATGCGACGGCCCGGTGATGGTGTACTTGCAAGCAATGTACTTGCCGTCACCTGCCTTAGTGGCTTTGATCTCAGCGCCCGTAATGCTGGCGTTATACCAACCTTCGGGCAGTGGCTCAAAGTTGGAAGTGCCTTGCGGCAGAGTGTCGAGGGTAAATTCTTCGTCGAGAAAGGCCATGATTATTCCTTAGTGATAGTGAAAGTGGGGCGTCCAGGGGTGGACGTAATGGCACCAAGCAATGGCCCGGTCACAGCGTCAGCAGCCGCACCCCAAGCCTTTGCACTGATTTCTGGTTTCCAGCGAAAGAGGCTGGACAAGTGTTCGGACAGACCAGCCTCTGCGGCCAACATCTGGAGTTTGTCAGCGTCGATCTTCTTATTGATGCGACCTTCCATCTTGATCTTGTAGCCATCAACTTGATGGTTGACCGTGCCATCCAAGTCTTTGGGGAGGTCAAAATCCTTGACCATTTGGTCTTCCAGTTCCCGGCGCTCGGCAACTGCCGTGGCTTCTAATTTTTTGGCGTCAAGCCAGCGTTGGTAAAGTGTGTTCATTGGGTGTACTCCAGTGCTTGCAGTTTGCCGATACGTTCGTTGATTTGGTAGATTGACTTTGCAAAATCATCTTGCGCTTTTTGTTTGAGAGCCTGCAAGGCTGCGATCTTTTGAGCGGTAGGATCGTAGTTTTCAGGCGCGTCAAACTCAACTTCTTGTTGACCGACATAAGTGCGGTCTTCGGTGTCATCCATCTTGAATGAGGCAATTCTGTATTGCCCTTCTTCTTCCCACTCAAACTTTTGATAATGGACATGGGCCATGATTTTGATCTTCATGCCACACCCCCGATTTTGTTGATGATCTCGCCCAAGTCAGGCGCTTCCCAAGTTCCCAGCTTGCCGCTACGGTCTTTGGCAAGCCACAGGCCGTCGCTGTCGCACATCAGTGCGCGTTGAGTGTTGCCCTCGGCATCTTTCTCAACCCGCAGCGCCAGCACCTCGTCAAAGAAGTAAGGCAGCGCCTGCCCGGTCTTGATGCCCGGCATTGAGGGCGAATACAGCACCCGACCCATCTCGTCTTGAGTCTTCTCTAACTTCGCGGTCATCAGGACATGGCGTCCGGGCAGGTCACGGAAGGCGCGGATGATATCGGCCATCTGTTCCTGCATTGCGCCGTAGGCAGCGCGTGGGTCTTTGTTGACCTTTTTTTCATGGTTTAAACAGACCTCGGCAATCTCGCTGATACTGTCCAAAGCCACCGACTTGTGGTCACTATCTGCCACCCAAGCGTAAGCCTCGCGCAAGTCTTCCATGCTGGTGATCTCAATGAACGGCAGGTCAGCGTCCTGCAAGGACAGCAAACCACCCTCAGCAGACAAAACCACTGGATGCGGTAAAGTCTTGATTAGGCTGGTCTTGCCAGCCCCTGCTTGCCCGTAGACAAGCAGCTTGACACCGTTGGCACTAAGGCCGCTGGTGCGTTTTAACGAAATAGCCATGTTGGCTTTCTCCTTTTGGTTGCACACCAGTCGGACAATCACGGTCGGTGTGTGCTTGCAGTTTAGCACAAATTCATGATACAGTGTCAACAACTTTATGACGAAAGATGATAAATAAATGGCAGACCTCTCAAATATCCTTGGTGGCCCTTGGTCGCCGCCTTCTCAAAAGCAGGTAGATGCACCTGACATTCAACTCAAAGATGCCATGCTTGGCGCAGGGCTAAAGCCACCAGATGTAATCCACCTTGACGGCAAGCTGCACCGCTTTAACAGTGGCACTAAGGGCGAGAAAGGTCACGACAAGCCGGGTTGGTACGTGGTGTTTTCTGATGGCGTACCGGCAGGGCGCTTTGGCTGCTGGCGCTCAGGGTTTGAGTCATCGTGGAAAGCAGACATTGGCCGCAGCCTGACTCCGGTAGAGGAGATGGCGCAGAGCAGGCGCTTGGCGGAGGCCAAGACCCAGCGGGACGCCGAGGTGAAAAAAGCGCGTGAGGTTGCCGCCAACACCGTTGATCTGATCTGGTCGCAGGCAGGAGCAGCAAGCCCAGAGCATCCTTATCTACAGCGCAAAGGCATCAAGGCGCATGGCGCAAGGATTACGGGCGACGGCAGGCTGATGGTGCCGCTGTACAACTCGGACGGCGAACTCTCCAGCATTCAGTACATTGACCATCAAGGCGGTAAGCTGTATCACCCTGGTGGACAGACCGGCTCGATGTATTGGCTGGTCGGCAGTATGGATGACGCCACCACGCTCTACATTGCCGAAGGATTTGCGACAGCCGCCACCATTGCCGAGGTGACAGGGCAGCCCTGCGCGGTGGCTTACAGCGCCAGCAACCTGGTGCCGGTGACGGGAATTTTGAAGGAAGGCCACCCGACGCTAGACATTTGCATCGTGGCTGACCATGACGCTAGTGGTGTGGGGCAGCGCTACGCCGAACAAGCCAGTGCAAAGTTTGGGGTACGCATGACAACACCGCCAGTGCCGGGTGACGCAAACGATTACGTCCAAGCGGGGCACGATTTGGCTTTGTTGCTCAAGCCGCAAGCAATAGCTAATTGGTCAGTAGATGGCAATGATTTTTGCAATCAACCTGCGCCCATTTCATGGCTTGTAAAGCATTGGATTCAGGACAAGGCACTTGTGATGGTGCATGGCCCTAGTGGCGGCGGTAAGACGTTTGTGGTGCTGGATTGGATGCTGCATATGGCGGCAGGAAAGCCAAGTTGGTTTGGTCACAAAGTGAAACCTGCGAATGTGTTTTACATGGCTGGCGAGGGGCATCATGGCTTGAGAAGTCGGTTGGCCGCTTGGAAGCACAAGCATGACGTAAAAAATTTCAACTCTATTCGGATTACCAAGTCCGGCTGCGATCTCAACACCGCAGAAGGTTACTTAAAAGCCGTCACGGAATTGCATAGTTTGCCCCAAAAATTTCAAGTCATCGTCATTGACACTTTACATAGGTTTTTAGCCGGTGATGAGAACTCAGCCCAAGACGCCAAGACCATGCTGGACGCCTGCGCTGCACTCATGCAAGAGTTTGGCTGCACCGTCATTTTGGTTCACCACACAGGCGTCAGCGAAGAGGCCCAGCACCGTGCGCGAGGCTCATCAGCTTGGCGTGGCGCTTTGGACATTGAGATTAGCGTCATACCCGCCAAGGGCGACAAGTCCATTGAAATCGTGCAGCGCAAAAGCAAAGACGCCGAGATGGCAGCGCCGGTCTATGTTGACTTGGAATCGGTGGCGATACCCGGCTGGCTTGATGAGGATGGCGAGGCAGTCACTAGTGCAGTGGTCATTAAAGGTGAAGTGCCTGAGTCCAAGCAAAAGGATAAGTCGCTGGGGTTTGCCGATTTTGAGAAAGCCTGGTGGTCATCAGGCGCGGAGGAGCGAGGCGGCGCACCTTACCTCACTAAGTCAGTGCTGCGCGACTACGCCGTTGCCAATGGCATCTCAAACTTTCCTGGCGCACTTGCAGCCGGTTCACGCCGAAATCTGATTGATGGCAAGAACGCCCGGTACATCATCAATCTGCTGGACGCCAAGCTGATTGAAGTCCATGAGAACGGCTGGATTGTGATTGAAGAAGGTACATCGTCTGGAATGATGTTGAAGAAATAGTTATTCTGTGCTAAACTTCTTGACATGAACAGACTTACCCAACTCAAAGCTAAGTTGAGGGCTGCACAAGCCGAACTTGCAATCCGCACCCGGACGCATAACAGTGCGAGTCGGGCTTACAACAAAGTGACTACCCATATCACTGAACTGGAGAAGAGAATTGCTGACTTGGAGAAAATTTCAAAGTGAATTGCCCAACTATAGTGAGGCCGACTTGTTGGCTTTGTTGGACGAGGAACGATTGAAGCACCGCAGAGTGTCCATGCTAGAGCGCATCCACCAACGCTACTGCACCCTACGCGCCAGCCGGGAACGGATGGAGATACTAAAAGAAGGAAAACGACCATGACCCTAATGCAACAATTTAAGAGGATGAGTAGGCGGCTTACGCCAGTCGAGATGGCAGCTACTGAACTTGCAGAGGCTGAACTGCACCGCCTAGAAGCCCACAGTGCGGTGGAATACGCCACTAGTGTGGTGTCGTATGAAGACGCTAGGATCAAACGTCTAAGGAAGTTCTTGGCAGATGCGGAGAAGGCAGTATGACTGCTATCCCATCAAAGTATTTTGGCATCGGGCCGTACCGGTCTGAACAGATAGGGCCAGTTTGGTGGGCTGTGATGAATCGGCACGGCATCAACTGTTTGAATTTTCTGGAGAAGCCTGGTGCCGTTGTGACGACTGAGCCACACGCCAAACGGATAGCAGATGAGTGGAACGCCAGAACAGAACCATTCCCCGAGCGCATTGAAATCTATGTTGCGCCAGTGACCATTCCGATGGCCGACGCCGAGATGGCAGCTTACGTGTTAAGCCGCCGGTATAACTGGGAGACTAAACAATGGTCATGAACACCTGGCCCTTCCCCACTGAATTACCACCAGCCGTGCCAATGGGCAAGCTGCCTTTCAACCCGGCAAACCATGAGGACGCACCATTATGAGTGGCGGACACTTTAACTACAAGCAGGATTCACTACTGGACATGGTGGATGATGTTCGCTTTGCCATCCTGATGAACGAAAGCAAGGAAAAAATGAGCGGGGGAAACAACATTGGAAACAGATTTAGCCCTGAAACCATAGAAGAGTTTGAAAGGGCAATGGTCATACTCAAGATGGCCTATGTTTACGCACAGCGTATTGATTGGCTGCTGAGTGGTGATGACGGCGAGGATAGCTTTCACAAACGTTTACAGGCACAACTTGGAGAATTGAAATGACACAACCAGAAGCCTTGCGGTTGGCTGACTGTCTGGAAACAGAAAAAGTTGGCGCAATACTAGGCGACTCAGCCGCCGCTGAACTGCGCCGCTTGCATGAGGTGAATCAGGAACTGCTGGCGGTGATGAAGGAAATTATGTCGTGGGAAGAAAACGAACAGATGACATGGGGACAAAAAGCCCGTGCAGCCATAGCTAAAGGAGAAGCCAAATGAAAGACGATGAGATTGAAGACCTGTTCGCATGGGGCTGGGGTGACACTGCCGTTGCTATCGCGGTCGTGTGTGTGATCTTGGTGATTGGCTTTGTTGTGGGGTATGTAATATGAAACTACCTGAACTAGGGCGCTACACCACCGAACAAATGTTGGCATGGGGCAAAGCCTGCGCCGAGGCAGAACGTGAGGAATGCGCGAAGTTGTGCGAAACGCCAATAGACGAAATACAGATTACAGACGATTGCGCGGAAACCGTTTATATGGGCGCAACTGAATGCGCCGACGCCATCAGAGCAAGGGGAAACACATGACAGGATTTGATTCAAAGCGCCAGATGGCGCAGGCCAAGGTGCGGGATGAGATGCAAGCGTTTATCGCAAAGCAGCGCCAAACAGAACGGGAGAGGTTAAACGATGACGACGACACGCAGGTCTATGCCGACACGCTGCTGATTGTGTACCAGCGCGGGTTTGCAGATGGCAAGGCGGCAGCACAGCGCAAGCCGTTGACGGATGAAATGAAAACTCGATGCCCATACACAGCGGTGTCTGAGCGCGGGGCGTTTTATGACGGCTGGCTAAGTGCCGAAGCCGCCCACGGCATCAAGGAGAAACCATGATCACAGTGAAAGATTTAATGACCAGTCCGGCGCAGTCATCGCCAGACGGCAAGCACTGGGAGCCTGCACTGCCGCACCCCGGTTGGCCTTTTTGGAAAACTCGGCTTAAAGACGCTTTGGCTGTCTGGCAGGGTAAAGCAATTGCAGTCCGTCAAACAACTAAAGCCGACATCAAGGAGCAATCATGACTGACTTAAGACAAGCCGCGCAGGCCAAGATGAACGATGACGATGCACAAGGCTACATCGCAGACTACGAAGCGGCTCTGAAGATTGCATACGAGATCGGTTTTGAAAACGGCAAGAAAGCACAGCCAGAGCAGCAAGCCGAGCCGTTTTCTGCTGTTTCAATCCACGCTACACAGACGGCGTGGAAAATGGGCTACGAAGCTGCAAAAGCGGAGATGCAGCCAGAGCAGGAGCCGTGCATAGGAAAAGACCCGCGATGCCCCTGCCAAGATGGTGATGCGTGTCATTACAAAGACTGCGTGGGTACGAAGGCATTGCCAGTAGCACAGCCAGAGCAGGAGCCTGTGGCGTGGGTTGAGCAAAGAGCAATTGATTGGCTTTCCAGCGACAAGCGAGGCCCAACTGCATACGTCAAAACCGCGCTCTCCAAGCGTAAAGATGGTCTGGCAATTACTCCCGTTTACACCACCCCACCCGCAGCAGAGCGCACATGGGTAGGGCTGACGGATGAGGATTGGGACAAGGTTGGGGATATGCCCGACACGTTTGACCAAGGCGTAGCGTGGGCAGCGGCAAGATTGAAAGAAAAAAATGGTTACTGAAGACGATGAGTTTAGGCGCATCGAGCGCGAGATCAAATGGCGAAAAGAGAAAGCTGACGCCGAACTGATGGTGGTCTACTCATTGCGGCTGACTAAGAGCCAGCGGGTCAAGTTGTTGCAGTTGGGTGGGCCGCAGTGGATAAGGAATCAAATTGAACGATCTGCCTAACTTTGCAGCCTGGGAGCGTCAGACACTGGACAGGTTCGCCCTGGACGCCTACCTACGACTACAGGCCCAGCAGGAGGCGCTTGAGCAGCTAAGGGGTGACCTCAAGGATGCAATGAGCCTGCTACGCAAACAAACGTGTGCTGCTGCGGTCAATGATTAGCGCCTGACGCCGGGGCTTGTCGCTGATGCTGATGTGCGTCCAGGCGTCATACTCGCGGATGATCTGGTCATAGGGCAAGTGCAGCAACGCCCTCACAACGGCATCAGGAGCCATCCCAGGCACTCGGAAGTCAGCAGCCAAGCCTTGCCTATGCTGAGAGGTATCTTTGCTGCCCACAGCGTCATTGACGGCCTTGGAGCGAAAGGCGCTGTTGATCATTATTGGCTTGCCGCCTAGCGTAGTTTTGACAGTCTCTAGAAACTCAGCTAGCCGTTTAAGGTTTGCCAACTCTTGCGCGTTCGGCGTGTTGTCCAGCAGCCGGTGGTCAGTGTGCGTCAGTTCCTCAAGTGTGAAATGCGGTGTCATTTTTTGCTCAACAAATCAGTCTTAGCCTGCGACCCAGCAGAGGAACCAAAGTAGTAGGCAATGATGCCCGTCCAAGCTGTGCCAAGTGATCCCAACATCATCAGGATCGCCGGGTTGCTGCTGTCAATCTGGTTGAAGAACATCATCACCATGATGCCAAAGAAGCCTAGCGTCACAGCGCCAGCAAGCAATGGCGGCATCATTGAGCGCGTCGTAGCCTGCATATCACGCGCAGACTTACGGTCTTCAACCTCCAGCTTTTCAAAATTAAGGCCAAGTTCTTGCGCCTGCTTCTGCAATTCAATCTCAGCCAGCTTGACTTGCGCGATCTGGTCGGCGGTTAGCTTGTT